TGATTTGGATGTCACATCATCTTCCTCGAATTATGTAGATGGCTTTGGTTGGCTAATTGCAATTACGCAATCGTCTAGTAGTGTTATTCAAACTCTAGCTTATAAAGGTATATCAATAACTGGCACCGTATCAATAAGTAATCCTACTGGAGCTATTGGGTTACTAATAGGTGAACGGCAAGATTATGATGACCACAATTTTGAAAATATTTGTATAACGAATCAAGGAGCATTACCATTAATCCATACTGATAATTCAGCTTCGGGGGTAGTAACTTATACTAATACTCCGGCTATAGGTGATTGTTTAGAATGTGACGCAACGACCGAACCTCCAGTTGTACAGTGTACTCAGTGTCCACCAGATAATATTATGTTTTATAGTGCAACCTCATTAGACGACTCCGTTATAAGAACTGGAGGGGAAACAATAATAGAAATAGCGAATATAGCTGAATGGAAAGAGTACATCACCGTAAATAGCGTTATTGATACTGGAGAACATGTAGACCTAACTGGTGATTTAGATTTTACCGGGGAAGTGCATAGTGGCTGTTATGATGTTCTAAGTGGAGCTACATTTAATGGAAATGGATTTTCTATTATAAATTGCCCTTTTGGAAATTTTTTCGGTAATGTTGATTCGGCAGAAATATATAATATTGCGATAAAAGATATGAGCTTTATTGATGCAGAAAGCGCATTTTGCCGTTACGTGTATACGAGTACCATTCATAATATATTTTTGGAAAATATATCCGCTTCTCTTAGTTACACGAACGGAGTATTTGGAGGAGTTGCATTTTATGCTTATGAATTAACGGCGTACAATATAACAGTAAAAGATTTAACTCTAACTGGATTAGATAGCGCCGCCGATGACCTAGAATATGCAGGAGCGTTATTTAAGGCCGTAATTTCAGCGGAGATATACGATTGCTCGGCAATTAATATCAAGTACGATAATTTTAGAGAATATGTTTATTGTGCTTCTTTAGTTGGCGAATTTTCTACGGGTGGCTCTATTTTTGCAACCGATCCTTTTAGTTTAATCAATTGCCATACAGATGGCTTTACTGTAGTCGGAACTACTAATGAAGCTATAATCGGTGGTTTAGTTGGGACTTCTTGGTATGGTGCACCAGTTGGGAAAGTGAACGTAATTAAAAATTGCTCTATTGAAAACATAAATGCAACTGATATCACAGATTTTGGTGGCATTATTGCAGTTATTTGGGGAGGTGTCGATTCTGGAAGAGCCGAGCCAGGAGTTCATTTTCAAGATATTTATATATCTGGTATTATAACTTTAAGCGAAGCGTTTACATACGGGTATGGTGGGCTAATCGCCAGTAACTATATGGGTGGAGATGACGAAGCGCAGCTATATGAAGATATATGTATCGATTTAGATTGCACGTTTAGTTCAATTGATGCAAATGGAACTATTGGTGGATTAGTCGGATCGACATACTCAGCGGACGATCAAGCTGAAACTTATAAAGGCATATCAATTACAGGTAATCTATTAGAAAGTTCAACTGGTAACGTTGGATTATTAATTGGTGCCGATTGGGGGCAGAATAATTTCGCATTCGAAAATGTATGTATAACGAATCAAGGAACTCTTCCAAATATAGGAAAAGAGGAAGGTTCCGGCACACATACATATACTAATACTCCAGCCACTGGCGATTGCTTAGAATGTGATACGGTAACTGAACCTCCAGTCGTGCAGTGTACTCAGTGCCCTCCGGATGATATTATGTTCTACGACGCTATAAATCTTGATCCAGTTACTACAAGAACGGGTGGAGAAATAATAGTAGAGATAGCTAATATTGCTGAATGGAAAGCGTACATGTCGATAAATGGCGATGATTTAGACGGTATTCATATTGATATAACCGGAGATTTAGATTTTACCGGAGAAACTTCTAGTGGATGCCTAAAGATAAGGAACCAGGGCACTATAAACGGTGGTGGGTATACGATTTCAAATTGTGAGTTTGGCCAATTTATAACAAATATATACGATTCGGAGATATGTAACTTGTCTATGGACAATATGAATATGGTATCTAGTCGCGGGGGACTACTATTTTTCGAGGCGTACGATTCTATTATCCATAATATCTTGATAGAAAATTCTAGTATCATCGGACATACAAATTCTCCTCTACTTGATGAGCCTTCAATTGTCGGTGAAATAGTTACATATATAGTTGCATACAATATAACTACTCGGGATAATACAATAAAAGCTTTTAATACCACTGATAGCATTCTAGGGTATGCCTCCGGGCTTTTTAGTGATGCTTGGGCTTCTGTTACGATATATGATTGCTCGGTTATAGATTTAACCCTTAGCGACGCTCACGATATATCTGCTTGTGGTGGTATTTTAGGGAGGGCATCCGTTGGTGGGGCAGTTAAGGCTCAATTGGAAATTACTAATTGTCATGTTTCTGGGTTTACCGTCGTTGGTTCTGGCTCGAATGATACTAGGGTAGGTGGGTTAATTGGCACATGCTCCTTATTTGCTTGGCCGAATGATTATAATTTTATCCGCGATTGCAGTGTATCTAATATGGTCGTCACTCAAGCTACCTCTTTTGGCGGTATCGTGAATTATATGTACGGAGATATTGAAGCCGCCCGCACAATTCCAGCCCTAGTAATGCAAAATATATATATACAAGCTAACGTATCAGAGACTCACGCGGAGAATATCGTAAACGGTATAGGGGGGCTTTATGCACAAGATTTTCATGGCGGGGATGCTTGCGCTAAGGTTTTTGAGGATATTTGCTTAGCTATCAATTATGATATTCAAGATGCTCATTCTGACTCTGCTATGGGATACTTGGTAGGGGTGACTTATGCTGAGCCTACAACACCTGGGGTGCGCTCGCTAGAAACGTATAAAAATATCTCTATCACTAGTGACTTTGGAGCTTCTAGTGTACCAATGCTGGGGGCTCTTATTGGAACTACCTACGGCGGACAAGATCAGTTATTTGAAAACATCTGTATTTCAAATCCTGGAGGGCTACCCATGTATGGGTATGAGGATAGGTCTGAAGGCTCTGCAACTTACGTTAATACTCCAGCTACCGGGGATTGCTTAGAATGTACACCATGATCAAGAGGCTATAATGAGTAATTATCCAAATTCTTGCCGGTCTCAAGGGACTAAAATAGAGCCAATAGAGCATACTAGTGCTGGCTTCTCTACTCATGGGATAGGCAAAGGTGCTAACTTCGCTGGGGAACAACAGGCTTATAAAATTACTAGTGTTAATGATTTCCTATCAACCGAACAAAAAGAAGCGATACTGGCTCACTATACAGACCCTGGTAATCTTATAAATGGCTTTACTTGGGAGGTTCAATTAGGCAGTACTAATCTTCCGTTCTATTGCTGGTATATTTCTCCTCCTATTCCTACCTGGATAAAGAATGCGTATTGGCAAGTTAAGTCTACGTTGTACGCGTATAAACAGGCTATATATACGTGTACCCCTAGCGAGCCGATTGATCCAGTGATTCCTCCAGGGGATTGCGATTTATGTACTGAAACAGATATATCTAAAAATACATATGGTGCCGAATTAGTATTAAATACTACTTTCGATGATGCGACAGGCTTAGACCTTAGAGCTGATTGGACGTTATCTAACGGACAAATTATTCATACAGGAACAGGATCGGAAATTGCCTATGTCGAAGCGATACCTGAGTTACTTCCATATCCAGCAGTTTTATATGCTATAACGGTTGATATAGCAGAAAACCAAAGTGGGATGTACGTTTATACATTTGGTGGTGTAGGAAGTCCCGGAATTAGTATCAAAGCAATATTTAGCACCGGTGTGATTACTTTTTGCTCTTGGGCAAATATTGGAGAGCAGGAAGAACTACAGGTTGTATTTTTTAAGGCTTTTGGAGACGCTAAAATAAATGGTGTTTCGGTTAAGCCGCTTAATCTGCCAACAAATGACATAATCATAAACGGTTGTTTTGATAACGACATAAATTATGGATGGATGAATGGCGGTACGGATGTTGAAATAATAAACGGACAATTACACTTTACCGACATTGTAAATCCTTGGCCAACAATATATAATGAAGGTGGGCCATGGAAACCGGATACTCTATATGTGTATACTTTTGAAATAGTATCTATGCCGGCTGGTCAAGAATTAACTATTGTTTTTGGAGAAATGGACAGTTTATACACATTAGCCATTAATAAAGAAGGAACATTTACAGGAACTATCCTGCCTGGCTACGATTGGGGATTCAATCCATCGATTTTATTTCAAGCTAATAGAACGCCATTTAACGGAATAATAGATAATGTACATATGCGAGAATTCAATCCGAATTGTGATAATTTAATTCCCGATGCTGGCTTTGTATTTGACCCTACTGGCTTGTGGGATGAGAACGTTGGCACATGGAGAATAGACTCTGGCTGGGACTTATCCACCGTAGGAGTTTTAGCAGCTACTAATTCTAATGATACCGCGTCGGTTAATACTACGAATTTACAAAACGCCACTTTAGCTAGCATAGAAGTGAAATATACATTTGAAATTTTTGATTATGTATCTGGGTCTGTGAAAATTTATATAACTGGCGATGGATCTGCTGATTTATCTGGAGATGGAATTAAGACGGGTATTTTAGTGAACGACCAAGCTAGTCTTGATACAAGTTTTTATGGATCTAGTTTTACTGGAAAAATAAGGAACTTAACCGTTAAACAATATCCTGAGTGCGACAGCGTTGCTGACTGTTCAGAAAAAGCTCTTTGGGGCTATTCTTGCCCTGACGATCCAGCGCCTTGTGGCATATGTTATCCAGAATATTCATATGGCTCGAACATAATTGTAAATGGTGATTTTGAAACCGGTGACTTAACCGGGTGGATTACCGCAGACCCTGAATGGGTTATTGTCGGGAATCAACTAACAAAAGTTGAAACTGTTGGTAGCAAAAAGTATATTGAAACAGCTAGCTTACCAGGTACCGTCCCTGGAAAAGTTTACCAGATTTCTTTTGAGGTCATAGCATTTAATACATCTAATGCTTCTACTGTACTTTTCCAGGCTTGGGATTTTGAGGAAGCCGTCGAGATAGAATTATCGGGTATTGGGGAATACACTTTTGATTTAATACATGGTAAATATAATTCAAGCACTTTAGGTATGGATTTTTGGGGAGAGCCAGCTATAACTATTGATAACATACTAATGACGGAGGTAATCAAAACATCTCCAAGTGAAGATTTGGTTATCAACGGTTGTTTTAATGATGTTTTTTCCAATGGTTGGACAACATCCTCGAACCCGTCCGCGGTAAATATTGTTGGAGAACAACTAGTCCTTGGCGATGGAACGAACGCGGGGTATGTAGAATCAATTGGCTTTATCGACGCTATTAGCATAAATACTAATTATTATTTTTCTTTCGACATAATATCAATGTCCACTGGTGGGGTAGATCCTTTTGTTTTAGCAGCGGATTCCGGCCTAGCGCAAATGCATAGTATAGGGACTCATTTTGGCGTCGTTAGATCAGATAGTAACGCGGTATATACTGCATTTGAAGTCCAATGCAATGCGCATCAAACACTCACTGTGGATAATTTTAGATTAAGAGGATTCAATAAAGCTTGTGATAATTTAATTTCAAATCATGATTTTAGCGCTGGGTATGACCTGTGGGATGGCGGGCAGTATGGTTCAAGTCTTATAGAAGGTGGACTATCACTAGTAGATTTTGAATATGGATTCCAGCATCATGCTACTTCAATTCTTGGCGTAGCTAATATGACGGATCAATATAAATATAGTTTCGAGATATTTGATTATGTTGCTGGGTCTTTAGATGTTAGACCTTTAGATAATTCGATAATTATTAGCGCTGATGGTTTTTACGAAGGAATTATAACCAATAACGACGATACGAAAAATACAATGGATTTGACCCCTGTCGATGGAGAAAATTTCACCGGGAAGATTCGTGGTATGTCAATTATGTGCTATCCAGAGTGCGAGAGTGGAGCCGATTGCTCTGACGAGACTTTATGGGGATATGACTGTAGCTAGTCTCCAGCGACTTAATTAAAACTACACAATTAACATAGGAATTAAATATGAGTTACCCAAGACACCCCGACTATATCCCTGGTGATGGCGAAGATGAAAATGATTCCGACGACATAGAAGATAAGCAACAATTGACGGTAGCTGCGGATGGCGAAGTGATACCTATTTGTTACGGAAGAGTGCAAGTAAAGGGAAAGATTTTTGCGATCGGGCATAATCCTGGAGATGATGGAGGATATACGGTTGGCGTCCTATGGTGCCTTGGTGAAATTCAAGAGATTATTCGTGTTAATATTGGAGATGATGAAGTCGATGATGCTAATATACATAACTACTTAGGAACTGAAACTCAAACTTATGATGACTGGCTAGCGGCTAATATCGATGGCTACGACGATGACTTAGTAATAAATGTAGTTGGAGGTGTTAAAGGAGTCGCGTATTCAGTTATTAAGATAGCTGACGAAGATACAATACCTCAATTCACATGTACGCTTCGAGGGATGCTAATATGCCAGAAAGAGCCTAATCCATCCAATGGATATGCATGGGAGTGCATGGATAGGTATTCTGGGAATAATCCAATTTATTCTACTAATCCGTCACATTGTCTAGCTGATTTTATTTCCGCACCTTCTTATGGTGCGAAGATGGAGCTGAATGGCCCGAGCGTTCTAGAATGTATAGATGCTAATAACGAAATGATTGGTATAGACGGAGACAATACTGAAAAGACTAGGGAATTCGGATATGTAATAGATGACGTTGCAAAGACGGAAAGCCATATAGACCAAATGGCCGTATATGCCGCAGTTTTTCTTACTTTTCAAAACGGAAAGTATAAGATGGTTCCAGACGCGAAGGCGGATACTGGATATGTGTTCGATGAAGATAGAATAGTAGTAAATTCTTTTTCAGTTAGCAAGCGCACTGGAAGAGATTTAGTTTCTACCGTAGTCTGTAGTTATACTGAAATGTACGATTATGATGGAGAAGAGCTTCCGGTTTGGAAAACTGGATATGCTCGTTCATATGTAGGGGACATTAGTGACGAGAGTAATGTCACATTTAGGGAAAAGCGAATTGATATGCCTGGCATTCAGAGAAAAACCCAGGCGGAAAGAGAGGCATATGAAAATCTTGCTAAAAATAGATGGCAAAATACCGAAATAACATTTACCGCATTCGACGAAGGAGTTCAGATTCAAAGAGGAGATGTAATAAAGGTATCGTACCCTCTTGGTTTCGATGAAGTATTGTTTAGAGTTACTTCTTGCGTTACCGCTTCTCCGGGTAGATATAAAATAAAAGCTCTTGAATATGTAGAAGCGGTTTATCCAGCAAGCGAGCCTCCGCCGGTAGTAGAGCCACCAGATCCAGAAGGGCTAGATCCAGTAGGCAGCTTATGCGTCGGTGAAACCTGCGAACCGAAAGCAACAGCTACTTGGACTAAACCGACGTCTAATTTGCCAGTATCATATGATTATTTCTGGATACATAAAGGAGCTACAGTTAAAACTGGCAATACAATTTCAACCAAAAATACACTTAGTGTAGCAATGGATGATGGCGATACTGTTGGAATTACGGTTACTGCAAAGACTTCAGTTGAAGAGTCTAGTCCTGATACTGGGAATCACACGATTGTAGGTACCGTTTCTGTCCCGACTACTCCGACTAGCTTCTCATCTACACAAACGACCGGAACATTAACATTGACTTGGGGTGCTAGTTGCTATAGTAGCACCGCTTGTTCTCCATGCGAAGGAGGGGTATACTATAAAATAAGATGGGGTGCAACTGGAACTACTTGGGAAGACGCCGCCATTCTAGACGATAACATTACTACAACTACTTATACTATGAATCCTAAGCCAATTGCTGGGAATTATGATTTTATAATAAGAGCGTTTAATTGTTACGATAACAATTCAATCGGGGTTAAAATACAAGTCGCAATTTCAGCGGAGCCTATTCCTCCAATACCAGAGCCAGAGCCAGAGCCGGAAGATCCTGATATTCCAAACGTCACTTTTTGTTTAGGTGAAATTCCTAATCCGTCTTCTCCGACGGTAAACGCAGTAGCTATTGCGAAGTGGAAACAGCCTACATTCGAGACTGGTACGCTTCAGTATAAGGTCGAGTGGTTTAAGGGTGGATCTTCTTGGGATAGTCAAGTTGTGTCAAGTAATCAGGATTGGATTAGTGCAATATCTCCAGTAACAGCGTCAGGCGACGTAGTTAAAATCGAAATAACACCTACCTTTAATAGTGCAGATGGTGCTACTTCGACTAAAACTATTACGGCCGATGGTAATAATTTAGCACCACCAACTCCTACAAATTTCGACGGTTTTGGGTCTACTGAATGTTACGCTTTTACTTGGAGACCTAATCAGTGTGGCAGTAACGATTGTTGCGACCAGGCTGAATTTACTTATGAAACTAGATATTCCGATATTGGTGACGGTTGGGCTGCCGGATCAAGCTGGCCATCGAAAAAATCCGGTTGTAGCGCTACTGGGCCGGATTACTTTAAGCTCACTGACATATCTGGATTATCGGCCGGTAGTTATGATTTTATGGTTCGTTCGATTAATCAACTAGGAAATCAAAGCGTCGAAGCGACTAAAATAATAACAAAATTTAGCATAGGGTAATAGATTTAATTTTTACAGCGTAAAAATGCCAGAGCAGAGTGGGAAAAGTTGTCCTCACTCTCTCTGGCTGTTAGGGTTATTAGGGAAAACGCGAAAACCCAGGCCACTACCTAACTATACGCCAACTACATTATTTTACTCTCCAAAGAATTTTTCGTATCTCTTCGATTTTATTATATACGTTCCCTAGCATAAGCAATAGCAAGGAGGTATTCATCCAGGCCAAGATAGCAGCGGATATAGAGCCAAAGTCAAGATATATGCCATACGCACAAGCGCCTGGAACGATGAAACCAAGGAAAAAGCCTAATAATACTTTCATTTTATCACCTAATAATTAAATACATAATCAGCCAGATTATGTATATAAAAAGAAAAGAAATTAACAAAGATTTAGTCAATATTTTCATTACGGATAGTGTCTATAGTTAAGAGTTCCATTCCTATCATTATAGAAGAACCCATTATAATATAAACTGTATCCCGCTCCTTGAAAACAATGTTCTACATCTTCTGGTATTCCAAGATAGCCATCGCCTAAATCAACCCATTCTATTGTATCAATAACGTCGGATATTACGCAATTTTTCCCGGAATGATTTACTCTAGACATGCAAAGCGATTTCATCAACCCTCTTGTCTTTAAATCCTTGCTCCAGCGCTCCTCCATACAATCGTTTAGCCTATCATCCTCTCCGATCATAGGGTCAACTCTAGGTGCATGACTACAAGCGACTAACAATAGAGGCAATAAAATAATTACTTTTTTCATTATAAATCTCCTTAATTTTCTAGTAGTTCGGGGATAATCCCCGGCTATTCGATTCTAATCTAGCGTAGCTCGCCGGTATAATATGGATAAGGACGTTGTAGCTCTTTAGAAGGAGCTGGCATACTTATAAACTTATCAAATGATTTTTTCTCTGGAACCGGCTCTTCCTTTTTCACGGTAGTCCTATATGTATTCCTTCTAGTTACAGACCTCCCCATTGAATTTAACTTCACCCCTATTCGATTGGCTCTTGAGCATATTTTATTCGGCTCCACTTCGTCTATATATTTCATACATTCTTTTGCTCCGCCTTCAGGATAATACTCTTTAATGATTTTGTCGTTTTCTGGCGATATCCAACTTCCGTATTTCAAGCCACCTTGAACTAAATTTTGTACCGTCTCTGGAGTGCATTTTATACCGTAACGATGAGCATATTTTCTTATTTGTTCTTTAGACATATTTGGTAAAAACTTTGCGCATTCAATCGATCCTCCTTCTGGATAATATTTTCTTATTATTTTATATATGTCGTCGTTTCTTTTCATGAATTCTTCTCCAACAGCTCTTTCGCTTTTGCTCTATTGGCTCTACAATTAGGGTCATCCATTAGCCCTTTTAGTCTCTTGTGGTAATTTAAGATTTCATCTACGGCCAGATTTATTGCAGCTTTGCCTAAGGAGTCCTCTATTCCTTCGTGTAACATATCAAGCATGTCTATCGCATTACCTTGGTACATTTTTAATCCTCGTTATAGTTATCCGAATGTCTTCTTCTAGCGATTTTAGATCCCAGAATATCCCATCCTCATCTAATTTATCCATATGTAATAGTGAGTATTCAGCTATATATTCGACAGCCCCATCTAGGAACTCACCTGGGGTTAGCTTACTTTTGTCTACTGCGTCAAGTAGCTTCTCCCTTGCACTCATTCCTCTACCTCTCTCATGTGTACCATACAGTATCCTTCTTTCATATACTTACTAGCTATTTCTTCTGTCTCACAAGCGGCAAAAGCAATAACTTCTTCTGACTTAAAAACTAACCATGCTTCTAAGGGTTCAGGCTTTACTCGATAATCGTACCTATAAAAATCAAAGCATGGAGTAGTATCTTCCCAGTCATCTCGTGAAATTTCTTTGCTTTGAATTATTTTGCCGTCCGCCGTCGCTAGCAACACTTTAGCCGCTTCTCTTAACTTACCAGGTGTCATTTCGCATATCCTCTATTTCATTATTAAGACGTTTAATTTCTTTTTGCTGTTCTTCCTGCCCCCACAGCGCTACCTTCAATCTGTCCTCCAGTAGCTCGAATACTTGGATAGTTTCGTTCCAGTCGAAACCTCTTACAAATCCATCTTTGTTGTTGTGTCTGTACTGTCTTGACGCAGATTGTAATTGTTCAGGCATCATTCTCTTTCTCCTCTATAAATTAGTGCTGGTTTCGCACCCACTACCAGCGGAGCGGTGTTAGCCCTGGCTGCTGACGCCGGGGAGTGCTTTTAATAAATCACCTCATCATAAAAACGCATAGCTTTCTCTTTCCCTGCTGCAATAAAAATCAATCCCATCGAGAGGAATAGAGATAACATCACCGGTACGAACCAAAATCCCCACCACAATACGATGTACCACGGGAGTTCATCATTATCAGGAGTTTTAGGCCATTTAAGATTCATTCTCTTTCTCCTCTTTTAATAATCCCCCTACGCTCTAGTGCAAGTAGGACTTCTTGCACCCCTTCTGTGCTATCTACAGTTACTCCAGATGCATCACACTCTTCATAAATTGCGTGCAACATAGCGGGGCTATACACCCAACCTCCTCTTCTCTCCTCTTTACTAGCTACCGGCAGTTGATTCATTCTTCATTCTCTGGTAATTTCCATCTAGTCCAACTGGTGGAAGTCATTGCTGACCAAGCTGTACCACCACCATCCCAGGTTACGCATCGGCCTCCAAACCAGCATTTGAAGTATCGTTTCCTCCATTTATCACAAGCGGAATGCTTTACCAATACGGGTGTATCAACCGCTAAATCGGGCAGTCTGCAAGGCTCAGTATCTACTATGTACGGTTTCTCGAAATATAATGTTGGCATAGCAAAAGAGTTAAGAATTCTACCTTCTACTGTATATGTTTCTACCCTATTATCTAAGAAACATACTGTTATTGGGTATGATACAGTACCAGCACTTTCAGTTACCGTGCCTTCGCCATATTGCATATCAAATACTCTGTCATCTACTTGAAAGTTCATCCTTCCACCTTCTCGTATGTAATTTCAAATATATCGGGCTTGCAAGGATAGATTTCGTCTTGCACTCCCTGGATAATATAATCGTTAAAAGAGATTGGTACATTTCCTTCTAGCGTTCCGCAAAATAGTTGCTCACTGCCGTTTACGCACCAAACCCCGCCCATTTCGCCAGCTCTAAGTTGCCATGCTTTGTGCAACCAGTTAGGCCATCCACTATTATCCCACCTACGGCTTTTCGTCATTTGGAATGCTTCGACGATAATTGGCTTTTTCACGAATTTATTATTCATCATTCTTCTATCTCCGGTATCAAATCATCTACTTGTTTTGGGGAATACTGAATAGCCAATAAAATTGGCTTAACCATCTTCGTCAATATCTCGTTGAGTGTTAAATCTTCCTTGACTTGTACTATTGAAACCGTTAAATCACCAACGGTTATTTGCACTTTAGTTGTCATTTCACCGTCACCTTAACGCTTCTTGCCCAGGAGAATCCTTTATGCATCCAATATAAAGGCCACATAGGAGCCGCTAATACTGCTATAAATTGTGCTTGCTCTTTATTATTGCAATCCTTGTAGGTTCGGTCGTCGAGGCCAGATGTAGTATATCCGAACGTCAAAATCGCTATAAACAGGTAAATGTTAAATGTCGTCGTTGCTGATAGTTTCATTCGTCGTACTCCTCTGGCATTTTCCAATACTTCCAAGAGATTGCACGACTCCTCGACCATGACGTTCCTCCATTGGTAAAACAAACGCAGTTTCCATCATCCCAACATTTGAAGTATCTTCTGTCCCAATCATCGTCTTCATAATCCCTTACCAATATCGGAGTATCTACTGTTAAATCTAATCTTATATCGGGTAATTCTATTACATCTTGATTTTCTAGCTTTATCAGTCGTCTTTGAATCTCTCCAATGATATCATATAGAACGTCGATATTTTGTAATGCATTATTAAGTACTGCGTCGGTCATTCGTTATTCTCCAGTATCTATTAATCGTTAAATTCGGTTTGCTCGAAACAATCTTTGATTATATCTATTTTCATAGTTTCAATCGCCCCTACTAATACATATGGGATATCGCCGCTTCCATACATTTGACTTATACTCTCATCGGCGTTGATTATCGTTATTGCGAAAGCGACATTTTCGTCTCTTTCTATTTGATCCGCTAGGATTCTGAGTGAACTCGGCGTAGTAGTTGGCAATATCATTAGTCTACCCAGTTAGTAGCTACAGGGTGAAATGGAATTCCATCCTTAGTTATATTCATATACTCTACTCTAACTTTCGAGAATATAAAGTTCTCCGCATTACTCATCACGTACAACTTTTCTTCCATCGACCCAGGAGCTGATACCCTAAATTTTCTACCGTTAGGCAAAGCACATTCTAATATAGCCCATCCGTCTTTAGAAGGCAATATATTAGTAACTGCAAAAACATCGTCTAAAAAAGTCTTAACCTTTACGAGAGAATTACTCCTTTTGCCATCTTCATACCCAGCCTCAGACCAGCGGATAATAGCTCCTTCATATCCTTTAGTCGTATAATGTTTATGAAGCTCCCAAACTTCTTCTATCCTTTCCACTTTATCGGTAGTTGCGATAATAACTGATGCACCATCACACTTTCTAATAAGCTCCCCATATCTATCGGAATACGGAGTATTGCTCATAATATCATACGCGTGAAAGTTTAGCTTCCTAGTATTATCTTGATTTCTTTTTACCCAACTAACGATAGTCTGTAAAGACGACCCATGATGATATAATTCTCCGTCTATATAATCACCTTCATCTAAGTCTAAGCCAATGAAAATATGATCAAGATTTGCAGCAATTATTTTGCCGTTTCTAGAGTACGCCATCATTTCGTCGTTTTGCTTAGTGATAATACACCTGTTTCCGTCGAATTTCGGCTGAACGTAAGCTCCAGAAAAATCTATTTTCTTAACGCCTTTTAATGGCTTAGCAAGCATCGGTTTTTTAAGATTAAGTAAATTTACCGGGGCTTTACTCGCTAAATTTATATCCGCGTTATATCCTTTCATTCTCTGAGACTTTATCTTGCTAGCCATCATAAGCATCATCTGGTCGTTGATAGACCTACCAGCTTTTCCTTCCGTTATCACCTCTTCTTTTGTTTGCATAGCACCACCTAGAACCCCGTGCTCGCGGATAATTTTATTTCCGTTAGCCCGTATTCTCCAATGTCTAATGGAGCCGTTATTATCTTGTATATATAAATCTTGGAATTTAGTGTCCATTTCAATATACATCCCTATTATCTATAGCCCAAGGAATTCCTAACCTAGATGATTCTATCGCATTTACGATTTCATGAACGGAGGTTAGATGCGAATATGTAGCTTCCGCTAACATTACATTGACTCCGAAATTTTGATTAGTTATTGTAATAATAGGCTTATTTAACGCTGCGGCGTATCCAATTTCAAAAATAGTTCCCTGATCGCGACCATCAATAACCGCAATCATACAATCACATTCAATTATATTATTTACGTTAGTGTCATAAATTAGCCTTTTTGATTTCGATCTTTCCTCTTGAGTCATGTCCATAAGAACACCGTCAAGTCTAGGACTATAAAACTTTTGCCCTACCGATTCGAGTGCATTTTCTATTATTTTTACAAACGCTAATTCTGTCTCGTTAAAGAATGGACTCGCTATATATGTTTTTCTCATTCGTCACCTCTTATCTTTAATAGGTTTGATTCATATTCGACGCGAAGATCATTGTTTACATTATTTGATATTTCTCCCGATATTACCATATCGGCCCATTTCTTCGAGACGATTGAATTCGAGCTATATCTCAGTTTTCTCTTTTTCACTAGTGCTGGGTCTTCGATTAAAATTGGGCAAGGATACAGATTGTCTCTTAATTCTATTTTCGCCATCATGTCTTCCCTTATTTTGCAATTCTTACCGTCGCCTCTGCAAGGTAAAATACTCGCAAATTCGCTAGGAGTTTTGTCTATTATAAACGGTGATAAAATATAAGACCAGCTAGAATTATCGTCGTCGTCGAATTGAGCGAACCAACAAGTTCTTACACTTATAGTCCTATCGAACGATTTTCGATTAGCGTACATTGCAACTATAATATCCTCGTTGCAAGTTGAATATAAATCATATATGCTAGTATCCTTTACGATATTGAATAGTTGATTCTTTACGGTCGAATAGTGCTGCCTTATAAATTGAGCCATAAGATTCGACGATACTTTATGGACGCTAGCTATCGAATCTAGTGCAAATTCCACTTTGTTTACGCTATCGAATTCCAATTTTGATATACTTAGCTTATCAAATATATCCCCGCAATGCCTATTTTTGATATATGAACTATCTACGCCGAGAGCCGATAGAAATAATTTTCCATATATATTATATACATCAATAGAGTGAGTCATCAGCGTCTTCAAAAATGCCACTAATGTCCTATCATCTATGGATATCACGAACTCGGTATTACAAGACATCGGCAACATCTTTTTTGCCAATTCCTGCTCTTCTCCGTTTGCTATTGAATCAATCACTTCCGATAATTGTTCAATATCTATATTTCTATCTCGTACGTCAATATCATATTCGCCCGATATAAACATGTTATCATAATCGATATTCGATATTCGATTACTTTTTGCCCACATAGCAGCCGGTCGCAAAGTGAATATAAGGTCGCGGAACATAATACTAGAGTTTATGTGAAATACATACGATGCTAATCCGTTAAGAGGCAAATCCATCGATTCCACTTTTTCCTTTATTTTTTCATCATCGTGTAGCAATTGGGGCTTCGATATTTTCCAAGCGCTCATTTTTTCATCATACGAGTCCATGACTACTATCGAAGGTGATTTGTATTTAACTCTGTTCATACGGCCTCCTTTATTTCTTCACAAATTTCGAGCGCTTCGGCTACAATCGAACATATTACTTCATTATCGTCATCTATCATCGAGACGAATGTTTGAATAAGATTTTCGACGTGCGTCTTAATCGATCTGTTATTGAGGATTATCGTTTCCTCGTACACTTTTAGTAAAACTGATATCGCGTCGGCTAATTGCACTATTCTTCCTTCTATGGAATCGTCTTTTGACCTAGCCCATAAATCGTACATGAAATTCGATCCTCCTAATTCAGAAGATATCGTTCTCATTGCATATTTTTCGACTCTCAATATAGAACTTCTAACGTCCGCATCGAAATACTTTGTAGTCCTCGATATATCTCCGACTATTGATTCTTCCATATCATGAACTATAGCCCTAGATAGCAATTCGGTTTTATCTACGTCAGGTATTCGATCAGACAAAATAAGGCAGAACATAGACACGAATCCTGTGTGCTCAAGCACCGATTCGTTTCTTATTAGATGCGATTGGCTATATCTCGTTATAGTCGCCGTATCAATACCTATCGATATTATATCTCTTAACATTTTACAACTCCGGTTTTTTCGTCCAATTCGTTTATTCCACTTACTGATATGCTTCTCCAATTATCCCGTATCTCGCCTTTAATAATTAGCCACGTTTTCCCTGGAATTGCATTTTCAGACCAATATTTTCCGTTCAACTCTTCAAATTTAAACGGAGGTATCGTACATTTTATCGAATCAGTATCATCGTCGATAAATAAGTTCAAGTAAAATTGATCCGTATCGACCTTATGCCCCCTTTTCACTACCGATTGATAATCGTTTCTGTCTCTTAAATCTCTTTTCGCCACTTTCCCTATAATTATATATTCTCCGGGATCGTAGCAATCTTCTAGCTTCGATATTTCTCCAAATACTCCTATCGATGACGGATTTTTATATATTCCACCGAAATAGTGCTCTGCAGGGAATAGAATATCAAACGGCGTTTCGCAGCTAAGAAGCGATTTGGCGATAGCTGGCGTATACGCCCCGCCTTCGTTTCTAGTCTTTATTATTTTTTGGGCTTTCTTCACTCCTATCCCGTGGATAAGAGTAAGCCCTCCCAATAATTTTCCGTTCACTATGCTCCAATTTATACCAGACTCGTCGGGGTTGATAGTTGAATATTCAATTCCGTCGTTGACCACGAAGTCCCTTAAAATCCTTAAAGCTGACTCGTCGTCTTTCGCATGGTTTAAATTAGCCGCTGCAAATTCTAAAGGATAGTGAGCTTTACACCAGGCCGTAAAATAGCTTATCAACGCATAGCTTACTGCGTGCGATTTATTGAACATCCAGGATCCAGAACTAGAGATTGCTCTCCAAATTTCATCTGCAGTTTTTTCGTCGATTCCGTTTTCTGCAGCTCCTTCTATGAATATCCTTTTGTATTTTCCGAAGAATTCGTCTCCGAGCGATTTTGACGTGGCACGTCTTAATTCCGCGACTTGTGCCCAAGTCATGTTCCCTATTCTTCTGGCTATCATCATCATCTGTTCTTGATATACTACCGTACCGTGCGTTTCCTCCGTCACTTCTTTATGTATAGCACCGTAATATACTGGCAATTCCTCTCCTGTGTGGCGCTTTATATATTTCGCTGTTCCACCTGAGTTCAGTGCTCCAGGTCTAGCAAGCGCGGTGATCGCAACTATGTCGCTAAATTCTTTTATCCCCATACTTTTCGATACGATTTGAAGAGCTTGCCCTTCAAATTGAAATATTCCGGAAAAACGTCCTTCATTCAAAACCTCTATCGCACCACTATCGTCCAGCGGAAGATTATAAAATTCGTTTTTGTCAAATCCTGCGAAATTTGCCGTATCCTCCAATATTGATAAAGTTCTTAGTCCAAGAATATCTATTTTTAATATGTTTGAATAATCAACGTCATATTTATTCATCATGATGACACCACTTCTGCTATCAACTCCGCAATATTTAGTTAAAGGGTCATTCGACACAATTACACCTGCGGCATGCTTTCCGTAATGCCTAGCGTGACCTTCTATTTTCGTAGTCAATAACATATTCGGATGATCTTCAATCAGCTTTAATCCGGCATCCGTTCCGCTGAGTGTATCCTCTACGCACATTTTCGATCTGGCATCTCCACCTTGACGCTCGATAATAGAATTCTTTACATCGTCGACCTCGTATGCCGGAATATCGAGAGCAGATGCAAATTCGCCAATCGCCGATTTTGGCTTCATAGTCGATACAATTCCTATCGATGCGACTCTATCGGAACCGTATTTCTTCTCTATATATTTTATTACAAGCTGGCGCTTATTATCCGCGAAGTCCGTATCTATGTCCGGTAAGTCGAATCTATTTATATCGATAAAGCGATTGAACAAAAGCCCGTATGGAATTGGATCGATTTCGGTTATCCCTAAGCAATAGCATATCAAACTCCCAGCGGAGCTTCCCCTTGCCGGGCCGACTAGCATTTTCGATTTTGCGAAGTTTATTATATCAGACACCATAAGAAAATAATCGACGTAGCTTTTCTCTTTTATCAATTTTAACTCTAAATCGTACCTTTCCTTGTATATCGGGTCATCTAGGTCTACTTCCCTACGAATAGCACCTTTTAAACAAGTTCTATCGAAATCGACCTTTTCTTTGAATTTTATCATATCCGATTTGGCGATAGATATGTTGTCTATAGAGTCTGCTATCTTCTTAGCTTCATTGATTTCACCTATATTCGCCCCATCCATCAGCAGAAGGCCGTCTGATTTTACCGGCCCACCATAAGTTCTAGTATCGGTGCCCTTTCTGTGCGTAAATAGCTCGAATACGTCAACGTCGCTCGGCTTTGAATATTTAACGTACGGAATGAGGACTTTCGGCTTTTCTACGCGATTTTCGGGCGATATTACCGGGTATTCCCTCGCCCCGTTAGATTCTAGGTAATCAAACCGATGCGCTACTAGCTTAGAGTCGCTAGGTTGATGGCTTCCTATGACGATTACGTCATCGGATATTTCTAATACGTCGCGATATAATAGCCTCGGTGCATAATAAAATCTATCGAATGCAATTTTTACCGTTTCATATATGCGCTCTAGCCCTCTTGCATTTATAGCTAAAAGGATGACGGATATTTGCTGATCGCAACTTTTTCTAAATGATCGAGCCTTTTCTATTTCCTTCGTTGCAATTAGCCTAACGCCGAAAATAGGCTTAATTTTATGTTTTTCGCAAAATCTTTGAAATTTAATATGGGCAAACGTATTATTAGTATCTGCTATACCGACAGCGGAATCTCCACGCTCGACGGCATCCAACACTAATTGTTCAAGGTGATAATAAGATTGTTGAAAACTATACTCACTTTGTAATGCTATATGGATCATTAGCTTTTCCCGTGAAAGCCATCCTTGGCAATTAATATCAAATGTTGCTTAAATCTATAATTCCTTTATTCGTCATTGCCTCGAAACATTTCGCTAAGGCGGTAACATCCTCCTTCGCTCTATGTGCATTAAATGTTCCACCGACAAAAATATCATATAAATCTAATAGCTTTAAACGATAGCCTTTTATTTTCATCGATGCTTCTACGGTACAAATGTGATGCCTTGGCCAAGGAAACTTAATTAATTTATCAATTCGTATTAGTTCGTTAGCGAGCATAGATGAATCGAAATTTAAATTATGCGCAACCATAATATCTACGCCAGTAAAGAATTCCGCGAGTTTTTTGTATTCGTCCATAAAAAACGGCTCACCTTCTAGCATATCGTCGGTGATTCCTGTTATTCTCGGAATTATTTCTGGAAGTGGAGCGTCGATTTGATATAAAGATTCATATTCGCGAAGAATATTAAAATCTTCGTCCATAACGCGAGCGTATAACTCAATAATTTTAGGCTGTTTCTCTATTCCTGCAGGACTAGGCTTTAAAAGCCCGGTCGTTTCCGTATCAAATACTAATATTTCTAACGACATCATCTATCCTCTTGAAATTTCGCTTTATGGTATAGCCTATCAGAATAAAATTTTATTTTTTCTGCGGCTCTTATCGGCGTGTTTCCCGATTTTTTCTTGCCTTGTCTGGCGTTAGCGTTTCTCCAAATTTCTTTAAATATGTTCGACTCCTCTATTGTCAAATTTAACGCGCTTGCTATTTCTCCACATTCGGCCAGATATTCGATTTTAGTTTTCTCGAAAAGATGTGGAGCTTTTACCAAAATTTCATAATAATTGCAAGATAATCCCGAATCTTCGGTATTTAACAAGTTAATATCCCCACTTCGCTATTAAATCTATGTCGATCAATTCTGACATCATCGAGACACTATCTCTATAGAATGCACGTAACATTTCGATTTCAGTATCGTGATTTAAACTTTTAGGCTTCCCTTTATTTTGCAAAGTTTCCGAAAAACCGTCATGGTCTATTAATAAAAAATCGCAAATGGATTCGTACACTGATTTTTGATCTGACTTTATATCGTCGAATAGAACAACTTTCGTATCGAATTCCGACTTCCATATTCGATAGTAATCGGGGTAATAGCCTCGCTCAATTAATCTTAAATCGTACGAGTACCCCCATCTATCCATATTCGAGCAAAACTTTTCTTCGTTACTAAAGCAATTGACGTCAAACTTATACATTCCTGATATTATATTTTCTAACAAGCTGCCCGATAATCTGCCAGGTTTCATATTTTTCCAATAATAAAAATCACTTATAAATCTTTCCGCTGGCTCGCGTATGCTAAGAATAATTTTGGAATTAGGAAGGAGAATTTTGATTCGCTCTGGAATAAACGTCGCAATCATATTATTGGTCGACGAGTCTAATATAAATTTCTGGTTTTTGTATCCCGTGGCGTAAGTATTCAAATAATGATACATACCTAGGCTATATTCATATCCGAAGAATCCGTTCTCCTTTTTTGCATTCGCATGTATATCGTTATGACGCCCTAGCAGTCGATGTATCGTAGTCGTTCCACCCTTTGGTGCTCCGGCTAAAAATATAAAGTTCATTTTAGTCACCGATGAATTTCCCATTTAGACAAAAACGCCCCATTACGGGGCGTTTATGTTTATTCTACCAACTTCTTTTTACGCGGCGTTTGCGTAAATATCATTGGCCAATTTGCGAACCATCTGGTGAATAGCGATATTCTTATTCGCACTAGGAGTCCCTTGCTCCTTAACATACTCTTCAACTTCGGCTTCGCTCATAGAAGGATTCTCTATCAGCATACCGTAGAACCTTGAGCGGAAGCTAGTCCTCGGGGCACCAGAAGCCTTTGTTTTCTTAAAGCATACAACGTCGACACGTTTAGCTGCGGCACGAAGCAATCCCCCGGCGGAGCGCTCTTTTACTTTGCCATCGCTATTAGCAACTACGTATTCAATTGCAATATCGAATCCTTCTTCGGTAGTCACATCGTTTTCACTAACCGCAGTATCGGCAAGAGTGGTCTTAGCTTCTTTCGACAAAGCCATCCCAGATGCTTCCATAAATTTATTATAAAAGCGAGTGACATTATTGAAGGTTGCCCCCGCTGAGATCATCGATAATTTAATTTCGCTATCATCGACTTCGCCGCTATCGATGGCTGCATCAAACGCTTCGCGAATCTCTTTAACTTCATTAGACTCTTCGGATTTAACTTCGGTTTCTTCAGTTTCGATTACATTTTCTTCGGTCATTCTGTTCACCTGTGTAGGTTATGGTTAAGGTCTACGATTAGACCAGGAATAGATAAAAGGGTTATCCTCTACCCTTATATAGAATTATACTCCCTTTTTACTAGGAAGTAAAGGTTGATTTCCTTTAATTTCTAATTGAAATCCTCGTCGGTGATTTCCGGGTATTTCCCGGCTTTCTTTATTTCTATTCGATTCGGTATTTTCAAATTTTTCGATATTTCTATGATGCTGTCTATGTCATTTATTCTGTCCTCTATGTCCGGTATTTCCTCTCCTCTAAATCTAACCCAATTGTTAGCAACGTGCTTAGCGTATCCGCTGTGGTTTACGCAAATCCATCTTTTAAAATATTGCGTTCCACAGTGATACATAACTAATAGACTATCGGGGGAATTATTCCCTTTGTGAGTATGGTATGAAACACTATCTACGTCGTACCAGTTCGATTTAGATTTAAGAATAATATCATCTTCAAATGAAGCAACTTCTAGCCCAGTTTTAAATCGAAATTTATATTTGCAAGATGGGCAAACCCTAACTGCCGGATATGATAGCTCTTGACATATTGGGCAAGTCTTCATTATAGGCTCACCGCCTTTTTTGCCCTTGCCTTTTATTTCTGGAGTTACGTTATTAATTGGGCCGATTCGCTTTGTGTTCCCGGCGTAATCCAGTATTAAGCAATCCTTTTTATTCGGGCTTATTCTGAGCCCTCTTCCTATCATCTGAACGTGAAGCACCGGAGATTTAGTTGGCCTCATTAAAACGACCATGTCTATGGCGGAATGGTCAAATCCGGTAGTAAGAACATTTACGTTTACGATAGCTCTGTATTTCCCACTCTTGAAATCATCTATTACCTTTCGTCTATTCCCTTCCATTTTCGAGTGAACTACATTTGCTCTTATTTCGTGCTGTAATAGTATTTCAGCGATCATATTTGCATGAGATATATTAATTGCAAATATTAGCCAGGCTTTTCTATCTTTGCCTTTTTCGATTACTTCGGTTAATATTTGCTTAGTCAGCTCCCTTCTTACAAAATCATGATCCATTTCAGATTCTATAAAATCGCCAGCTCTAACGCGAATCTTTGAAGTATCCATTTCATATTCGCTGCCTTTAGAGTGAAGATCACAAAGATATCCGTCTCTTATTAGCTTATTAAAGCTATGCATCGATGTTAAATCATAAGGAATATCATCAAATAGTCTCCCTTCACCGTAAATATATCCGGTGCCAAGTCGATAGCAGGTTGCCGTTAATCCCAAATATGTAGGGTTATCCATTCCGGCGAAAAACTTACTATACATAGACCCATCTTTATTATTAATTGTGTGGGCTTCGTCAATTATTACAAGTTTTGCCTCAGAGAAAAGGTGAGCTTTCTTATATACTGACTGAATACCAGCCACAGTGACGTCACCAATATCCTTACGTCCAAGACCAGCACTAAAAAGGCCAATCCTGCCAGTGTAAGCATTCTCATCGAGATATTTGCTAAGACTGGTATAGTCCTGCTCAAGTATTTCCGAATTGTGCGAAAGTATAACAACTTTTATTCCCCATTTTAAAGATTTTTCGACCAAAGCGCCGATTACCATCGTTTTGCCAGAACCAGTAGGCATACCGATGACTGGATGCTTACCAGGATTATTCCTGATATAGTCAATAGCGGCTTTCACCGCCTTTTCTTGGTATGGCCTTAATTCAATCACAACGTCTCCAATAATTTCCAGTTTTTGCATCCTTTTAATTGATCATTTACGGACAGCTCTTCTTTAGTATCTCCGCAGCTCCAAATGCTATTCGGCTTTATAGTTCCGTATTTACAAGTTCTGCAATTTTCATCTACGCGTTTACTATGATGGCAAATCGGCTTAAATCCGCAAAAACGACATTCAAACCAAGTAGATTGCCCTGACCCTATCTTTTCTGGTGGATTATCGGTAACAATTATCTCTTCTGATTTTCGTTCTAGCATATCGAATACATCTTTATTAAAGTTTACGATTTCAATATACCGATGATCGTCGTTTTTACAAGTGGCTATGAAAAGCGCTTTATTAAGCCCTAATCCACCCATATAAGATTGCATCTGACAATAATATGTGTAATCCGATTCTTTAACTGTCTTCTTAACTAATGTCTTAAATCTCGATGCATTATACGTTTTTATTTCTATTAAAATATCTTCGTTAAACCATTTCGTATTTACAAGGACTCCATCTATATGCCCTCTAACATGCCCCTCGAATCCAATCACTTCCTTTTGGTCGTCAATTATATCAGCACCGAATCTTTGAAACTCTTTCCTAATCGTGACCTCTTCGTCATGACCTCTCTGAAAAAGCCTTCTGATTCTTCCATTTATCCCACCCTTTACCACCCAGCGGAATCCGTACCATATTTTTCTATTGCAATTATCGCCTAAACCAGAGTAGCCAAGATAGCCGCGAGGGGTTTTCGATAATGTTGGCCCATTTAATTCTTCAATTATTTGCGATTCAATTGACTGCTCCGGTAATTTCGCCATTAGTTTCTATTCCTATACTTAATAACACTAGGCATATTTTTCATATCAATGTAATTAAAATCTGGACATTTATTCCCTTCGTCGTCTTCGACGAAGCAAATCCCGTCTTCGTTAGTCCATTCAGTTCTTTTATTATGAATGGAGCAAACGCCTAAAAAATTTGATTTAGTACAAGCCATTAGTTCGCACCAATAATAAGTTACAAATAACGTATACTTCTGGATAATGTAAATCATCTGTAACTTCTGGATCAATAACATTTATATATTCGACTTCGTAATCACTATCACATCCGAGTAAAATAAGTTCTCTATCTACGTGTTCTTTGAATTCATTCCAAGTCATGTTAATCGCTCTTCGTTAATCGTTTTGATTTGCTCTGTTATTCCACAACCTCAATGCCTCTTCCTTTCTAACGTCTTTATATTTTTCGTATTCATCTTCCACTTTAGCTTGAAGAATTGGGTTATTCCTGAAATCAGAAACTGTACGCTCGGTGAAATCGCAAAGCGGCATTATCATTACCTCCGCTGATTTAGAATGACACTTTTCACATTCAACTATAACGCTAGCAACCATTCTTTCGTACTCGCCATGACCTACTTTGCTTAATAAACGATTTAATTTAGCTTTAGAATTACAGAACGGACAATTTTTAATTTTACTCATCAGTCCCTGTCCTTAACGAATGCACCACTTTCCGTCATACATCCTTTTCTGTCCTTGATGTCATTCCAGGCCGTGTCAAAGCAATCTCCCATAAGGGCATTTTTAAGATATGCAACATTAATAAGGCAAACAATAATATCACCAATATCATCTGAGACATCTTTTCCCTTAATAATATTATCCGCTAGCTCTCCCATTTCAGATACAGCCTTTAAAGTCTGAGCCTTAGCATCTGAATATTTATAAATACCGTGAGCCGCAGCCCATTCTACTACGTTATCTTCAAATTCTTCAAATTTCATTTATTTTCTCCAATTCATGACAAGGAACCCAGTGATCCAATCCTTCTAATATGGCCGAGTCAAACCTTAAAAGTGTTCCTGCTTCCAGTATTCTTTCAATTCTAGCTCTATGCATCTTTTTATCGGAAAGGATTGTCGGATTATAATTTACGATGTCTCCAGCTTTAAATTTCATGCCTTCTCTCTAAGTTTATTTATCTTTTAAGTAGAACATCATAGCGCCCAAAAACAATACAAGCGCGGATATTGATATGGCTAGTATCGAAAGTGATATTTCAAGAAACCCACACATCCCGTCGAAGAAATTATTCATTTTCATCTTCCTGTTTGGTTACCGGTATAGTTACAAAGTCATGTTCGGAATAATATATTTTGGTATGCTCTGGATTAACAAACTCGTAAAGCACCTTAGTTACGATTGGTGACTTTGCATCATAGACTATCTCTACCTTTGTTGCATTTTTAGTAGGAATATCCAGGAACTTTAATATCTCAAGCTTTGCCTCATCTAAATTCATATTCTATATCCTCCATTAATAGGGTGGCGATGTGCTTATTAAAAGCAGTGCAGAGCTGGCCAGCGTTACATAACCATGAAGTGTATCGGTCTCACTAAGTTTGCCCTCAACCCCATATCTGATTCATCGCCATTTTAAGTTATTGCCCAATCTATTCGGCAAACTCCCACTGGGCAAGGAGCTAGCAACTTCAAAATCTTTATGATTTTGCGGGCTGCCTTATTTTACTCTGTAAATGTTACTGTGTCAATATAAATTTTAGTAGCCAGCATAGATGAATTTTGATTACTCTCTACTTCTAACCAATCAACATTTATCGAATCAACTCTAATTTTATATTCATCCCAAAGATATTGTACAGTTTCAGTAATTGAGTCATGAACTACTTTCTCAACTGATATTTTCTTTTCCGATTCTAATTTTGCCATATTAAATTCTCAATAAAACGGCCACCCCATCTGAAGCATTGACCAAAATGAAAGACAGGGCGACCGAAAATCAATTAAAACGGATTTGAATCTCCATCTTCACTTATATCTTCGTCTTCACTAGCGAATGCGATTGGTTCGTTTTTAGCTGGCCATTGAGAAGTAGCATCAACAACCTTTAACTTAACTTTCAACGGAATGCCGTGCATAGACGATGTATCAAATCCCGGGTCAGAGCGTTCATCTTCGTCGATTGCGACCGCTTCGCAAATATCGTCAAATTGTCGCTTAGAAATAGCCATTGCCTGTTCAGACTTATTCTTGATATTTAAGCCAAGGAAAAATATTCGTCCATCGCTATCACCTTCGACAACTTTAAACTGAAAATTAAGCCGAAGCCCCTGTTTATCCGCCGTCGGTTTGATTTCCGATTTTATAATTTGCGCTAAATACCACCCTGCATCAAGTACTGAAAATCCTTCTGATGCTTTAGTATCATTAAATACGCCTGGCAATTGAGCCATATTCTTGTCTCCTAACTTGTAGCTTTCAATGGGCAAGCTACTTAGCCCTAATTTAAAATCCTAAGCCCATATTATATCGGATAATAGAAAATAAGTAAAGCTATTTCTTACTATGTTCCATTATTTTATTAAAAATTTGTGTTAGGTCTGGCTCTTCAAATTGTAAAAGCGCCCCAGACCTGTCTTTAGCGGTATACTGTCTATCTGGTTGAGTTTGTAGCGTTCTAACTACCGCTCCCTTTTTAAGAGCCATTTTCATTACGAAAACCTCGTCAACTATATATGGAAGAGATTCTGGCAAAACCCTACCTGGTAATGAAGGCATATATTCAACAGTCCCCGCTATCTCGTCCTCGACTGACTTCCTTTTTGCGGTCATAACGATATGCTTACCAGGTAAATTTCTAAAATTGCGAAGCATAGCGCCTAGCGATTCTGCTAGTTTACCGTAGGCTTGACGAGCATCTTTAGCTTCCTTTTTAAGCTCAGATAATAAAACTTCTGATATTTCCGATACGGAATCTAAACATATCGTCTGAAATTCGGTCGATTTCTTAATTAAATTGAATGCGTCATTTATGTCCTTTAATGTTTTCACCTCAATATATGGAATATCTTTATCTGCTAGTGATAGCAAGCCATGCTCAGCGGATATTATAATAGGGTTAGGTGCTGTAGAGCATAAAACCGACTTTCCAGACCCAGCTATCCCATAAACAACCATCTTTACAGCATCAACTCTGTACCCTCTCGTATTCTTTATCTCTATTGGCATTATGCGTACTCCGATATATACCATTGAATCATCATCTTGCGCTTAGCCGGTAATTTACTATATATCAAATCGGCGATTAAATCCCTTTTGTATTTCTTCTCTGTAAAATTTCCTCTTTCGTCTACGAATTTGCAAATAGACGATTCGCCGCAGCCAAAATCGCTAAGATATTCGTAAATTGATCTTAGGCCAACTTTGTCTAAAAGCTCTTGATATTCGATTTCGCTAACGTCTAAGTCCTTATTCATACATAAACTCATTATGAAATGGAACGAATGTACTAGTTACTCCATCTTCAAAAGTCATATAAATCCAACCCCATGGGACTCTTAGAATTGAAATTTCTGTATTCAATTCTGTTATCTCGTGCAGTTTCATTTGATGAATATTCTTTTCTCTTGTCTTTGTCATTTAATTCTCCACTAATTCAAATATGTGATATGTAGTGCGTCTATTTTGTACGGTATTTAAATATATCAAGTCATCCTCGTTTTCCATCGTTTCCATATCGTCGTAAATCAAAACAAAATGTCGACTGACTCTCTTCTTTCTTTTGTCGATTAAAGCCCAAAGAACAATATCGTCATCCTGCAATTGTACGGTAAGGATAGGTGCGTCTGGCGGCAAATTAAACGTGCTAAGGGTACTATGTGAAAATACAAACTTTTGAATAATCATAGGTCAATATACTCAGTTGCTTTTCTGAACGCCTTTACTAAAGGGAGGTACTGTCGCTTTTTAGATAAAATAGCGATAGTTACGTCATAGCTGCTAGGAATATCAATAATATAAATTGGCATTCCTAGGATATCATCCAATACGGCAAGTTCAACGTACCTAGAAACGCAAAGAATAACATCGTCTGGATAGGACTTTAATCCTGTTTCCGTCAACGCTTCTCTCATACATTCGGCAATGTATTCTGCATATCTAACTCTAACTTCTTTATCCATCATTTTCTCCAATCGCAAAATTCTAATAGGTTGTTAATGCCTCTACCAGTATATCCACTTCTAGTAATAAATTTTCCAGTAGATGGCCAAAAATCTATAACTACAGAGTATCCAGATACAATTAAGTGATTCCCATTATTTTTTGATTCAAACGAAATTTTATTTTTCTCCAAAAGATTTGTCGAATACTCTTTATTTTGTATCTTTTTGGCTCTCTTTCTTTCGCTTAATTCGTGATATAATTCTCCATCCCAATATTTTTCCATTAGAAGTTTACTGAAATAAAGCCAGCAGGAAAGTATTTCGTTTTTCTAAAATCAAAATCTTTAGCGCAGTATTCAAAACAGAATTTTGGGCCAAAATACTCAAAGGCTAATTCCCTTCCGTGTTCACAATCATTAGCTTCAATTACACCTATACAGTCTCTATCGAATGTTTTCCCATAAATAATATGGACATGCCCTTGTCCGAATGTTACAAATGTTAGCATTTTCATTAGTATAATCCCTCGCTATCTAATTTTGTTGCGCTAATCCCAACATAATCTTCAGAAACTTGACCGGCGGCTTTTGCTACAATCATGGCTTCTTCCCTATCCATATAAACTCCATGTTGGTCGATGAATCCTTGGTCGAATCTAGTTGAGCTAATACCCAATCCTATTATTTCAAGAACTTTTAACTGGTAATCCATAGATTGATCCCAATGTCTAGCAGAACATAATAATACATTATGGCCATGACCGAATTTATCTCCGACTACGCCATAAGTGATACAGGCAGCGGATACTACTATTCTTTGTTTCATTCCAATATCCCCATAATTTTCTGGTCTTTAAGCCCATCAGCAAATCCGTAATGCCAGTTTTCATTATTTCGCCTCGATTGTTTACATTTTTCTTTCCAATCGTCATCTTCATCAAGATATGGGTCGGCGAAATAAATAGTTGGCCCACCAGGAGTGTATTTTTCTTTCCATTTAAAGCCAGCTCTGTATCCTTCTTTATAATATCTTTTTAATATAGACATCTTCGTTCTCCAAAATTAAGTATGGTGGTCGGTATACGGCGAGAGATATGCAACACCACAAGGGGTCGCCGTATACCTTTTCAGACTCCACCACGATTAGCCTGTAACCTTCCCTCTTGTGGTAAATCAGCCTCCTCCTACATACGGAGTGTCATTCGTCATATAGTACATAAAATCTAACTCGATAGATTCTAGCCAAGTCATTCCGTCGTATTGGCCTGGGAAATAGATTCTTTTTAAATCTTTAGCAATAATGTGTGGGCAATTAGGAAAGCCAAAACCATGGGTGAATCTCTTATCCAATAACTGAATAAGTTGCTCGCTATCATTATCTTTAAGGTTTTTAAATAGCTGTGTGGATTTTAAATTCCCTCTGCTATATGCCTTATATATAATTTGGCCATTGCCCCAATCGAATTCTTCATCTGTTAACCATTCTCTTAAAGTTGCCATTGCTTAACTCCGTTAGTATTCCGCTATCGTTACTAGTATCTGAACTTTTACTGTATCAGAAACGCAACGAGTGGATTCCAATATTTCATTCCCATAATACGCTCTATTTATATTTTCCGTCCAGTCATATTTGATGTATGCTTTTCCTTCTAGCATGACATTCTCCTTCGTTAGATATTTCCCAGTTTCTTTATGTTTCTGTACATACCCTTCCATCAGTCCATCCTCGAACAAAATAAGGAGCCATCCTTTTGCAATATAGCAATAAGGGCATGCTGATAGATATACAACATTTCGTCACCTCTAGCAATTTCGATTAAAGGATATAAGTCTGGGTCGCCTGGATATTGCCAAATTGCATTATCTGTTAACGTCGCGCCTTTTAAATCCGGTACCGGAAAATGATAATTATATTCTAGCATCTTTAGCATTGGTAAATCAATATCATCGCTTATAGCCCAATATGCTACGAGGCCGCATGCTTCAATTATATCATTTTCTGCTTCTTGCAAAGCCTCCGTATCCTCAATATGATTAGTGAAATGGCCGGTCGGGTCAATTTTATACATTACTTTCATTTTTATTCTCCATAATCTCTCTGGTTATCAGAAATCTCTTCGACAATTTCTTCTTCGCCATAATGAGTAAGTGCATTCCTAGCGAATAAGTTCCCCATCTTTTCTATATCATTTGGAATTGGATGTTTATAATTACTCATTACTTCAAACATAAGATTAAGGAATTCATCCCAATACTCG